AAAGACCAGACTACAAGGGATCAATCAATGTAGATGGCAGCGAATACTGGTTGAGTATGTGGAAAAAGACCAGTAAAAGCGGACAACCATTTTTCTCATTATCAGTAGAACCTAAGGGGAAATTGAGGATAGAAACGACCACTCAGCTAAAGGTGAAATGCTAACCGATGATGAGCAAGCCGAACGTATAAATTTGAGCGACATACCATTTTAATAACCAGGAGTAGAGGGAATTATGAAAAGAGTACCAATCACACACGGGGAATTAGTTTTTGTACCGGTAAGCAAACTACCGAAGCTAGACAACACGCAAAAAGAAACGCACAAGAAATACATAGCTGGACATTCAGAAACCGGACACCACCACATATTAGAGTCTGATACCGAGTTTGAAATCGTTATGACCGGCGGTGAGCGATATGCGGTTATTAAGGATCTCGCTAAACTGTGGCACCAAAAAAACCACGACATTCACGAAACAAGAACCCTGGAAAGGGGTATTTGGAAAATTAACGAAAAAACCGAATATAACCCATTCAGAAAAGTTGTCGAAAGGGTGTTTGACTGATGATTACTAAACTAACGCACGAACAAAATGCTTCGATACCGCTGTATGTACAAAAATGGGTAGATAAAGCAAGTGGCGAAACGGACAGGGAAAAAGCTACACAAGCAGTGATGGCTATGTATGGGGCTATGGGTGAAGAAAAACCGCTTGTCATATTTGGTGAGTCCCCCATGTCTACCATACACATGTCGGTAGCGTTTTTTGAATTAGCAAAAGCGAATGACGGGAAATTGCCGATAAAGGTCAAAAGTACCCAACTTCATGCCCAACTTTATGCCCAACTTCGCGCCCAACTTGATGCCCAATTTTATGCCCAACTTCGCGCCCAACTTCGCGCCCAACTTGATGCCCAACTTGATACCCAACTTGATGCCCAACTTCATGCCCAACTTCGCGCCCAACTCTATGCCCAACTTGATGCCCAACATCGCGCCCAACTTCGCGCCCAACTTAAAGAAGTCTACAATACTTCCTATCTAGCCGTTTGGTGGCTATCGTGGTCCGGATGGTATGATTTTGCACAATATATAGGCGTTGAGTTTGACAAAAAAGCTTATGAACTACTTGTGTCATTTGCAGAAAACGTAGGGCTTATTATACCCTACAAAGGAGTAGCGTTTGTCTCTGACAAGCCGACAAACATTGTGTGGAATAACGGGTTGCTTAGTTATGACCACGACAGGGCGGTTCAATATGCCGATGGATGGGGACTTTATTGCCTGGACGGAGTTAATTTTGAAAAAGAAGAATGGGAGTTGGCAAAAGCAGAAATGGGCGCGTATAAATCTGCTATTGCCATCAAGTATCTCAAGCCCGATCTACTACTAGAACAAGTTGAAGCGAGACTCATCCACACGGGGGTTAAGGGGACGCGACTCTATGAGGTGGATAACTTCATGAACACCGGAGACACTGAATACTGCATGAGGATGAAGCACCCTAGTTTAGAAACCGAATATATCGAATGGGTACACCCCGATGTAGGCATACAAAAAGACGCAGATTTAGCACAGGCAAGAGCGTTTGGAATAACTAAAAAGCAATACCTAGAAGCCATAGAGGCATAACGCTAGGGGAATATGGTGTACACACAGAAATACAGCTACTACAAGACGGCGAAACAGGGTAAGTTTGACTCTAAGTTTGAAGCCGGAAAAGCACAGGAACTAGAACTACTAAAGAAAGCCGGCGAAATAGCCGACTATCAAACACAGGTAAAGATACCACTAGAAGTAAATGGTTACATAGTTTGTGATTACACCATAGATTTCATCATTGAGCATAAGGACGGAATGATTGAATACCTGGAAACAAAAGGTTTCGCTACTGACGTATGGAAATTGAAATGGAAGCTGTTTGAAGCTATTTACTCAGATAGTCCAAACGTAAAACTAACGGTTGAATACCAGGGCAAGAACTGGCGACCACGTAAAAGAAAGGTGAAGAATTAACATGAGTGGCAACAAAGCAGGTGGCCTAAAAGCAAGAGATACAAATTACTTAAAAAACGGTTCAGACTTCTACAAGAGAATTGGCGCAATTGGAGGCAAGAAAGGTACGTTTCTATTATTTAGTGGTGCCGTACAGGGCGCAATAATTGGAGGTTTATAACATGAGTTGGTATAACGCATTTTTATTAGCTGGCACTTGGTATTTTATAGTCGGAGTAATTAAGTTTTTATGGTATGTCGTGGATACATTCAGGATGTGGAGGGACCTAAAGAGCCATGAGCAATACTGTGAAGAGTGTGCAGATGAGTTAATGGCGGAAACATTTAAATCAATGAGGGAGAGAGATGACAAGCGATGACCTCCAAGAAATCAACAGAATATACAAATCAGCAATCACGAAAATCTGGAGCTTTAGGAAAGCAGAAAAACGCAACGAAGCAATCTATGACGCGGTCTTTGAAGCGTACATCCAAGCCAAAGAAAAGCAAAACTACTGGAGGGAATGACATAGGTTCTATATTTGTCTTTGACGAGATAGCCGAACCTAAACCCAAAATACACAGAAGCATTTTTACGAGGTTAAGAATAATTAAAGATGTTTGGAGACACAAGAAATGAAGTTACCTTATCTAAGAGAACAATCAGACCAACAAACTAGACACCACCTATTATTTGAAAGATTACAATGGTCAGCACCAAGACCTAATCGAGTAAGAATGATGGGCGGTTACGTGGTTGGGTGTATCCGTAGCCACCACGACTACATACACGAGAATATTCAACCAGTACCAGTTCCAGGGTTAAGAGTTTTAGATACCATGTATGAAATAGGCAGGGAAAGCATAGGACTGCAAAACGACCAGAACAGAATGAAGCATATCCTGGACGGTTTAGTGGGATACGCCATGTCTCCCGGAAGCGCTCAGGAATGTCACGACATGCTAAGGGTTGCCACATCCATAGAAGCTCAGATGTCTATTCTGGGACTTATGAGAGGAATTAAACCTAAATATGAATAACTACACTTGTGGCTTTGAAGCCGTAAACAAGAGGCATTGTATAAACCTAGAAACCAATAAATGTTATGTATGTAAAAGGAGGCAGGTAGATGAGTGAGTATAAAGATTTTAGTGGAGAATTAGACAGTATCTTGGCAAACTTAAACGACTATATAAAAAGAACTGCCGACACAGCTATTCAAGCAGCTATTCAAGCAGGGTTTTATTCAGGTCAAGCTATGGCAGGAGTTGAGTTAGAGGATTGTCATAAGAATTGGGAGAATATGCCTATTGGTACAGCAAGAGATTATGTTACTACGCAAATGATGAAACGTCTAAACCAACTAACCAATCCAGAGCAATTAAAAGAAGAAGGGTAGACATGAAAATTAAGAAATTATGTACATGTTTAGAGTGTACAAAACTATTAACACTAGATCATACTAAAGAGACACCAATAAAATAAAACAACTCTAGGGGGAGAATATGACCTATAAATTATTTACTACTAACACCTGTGCTTACTGTCCGATGGTCAAGAAACTCCTAGAATACAAGAAAAAAGATTACCAGGTAATCGATGTTACAGATAATGAAAGCGAACGACTCCAACTGGTACTAAGATATGGCGCTCTAACTGTTCCGGTATTAGTAAGGGACGATGGCGAGTTTGCAATAGGTTACAACCAATCCAAAATTATGCAGTTGCTTTGAAAATAAGCAATAGTGTGATATAATCCGCTTAACGCACCACCGCACATTCTCTTTGGTATTAAACAGAGCTTACGGATAACTTAACTTTCCTCGTGTACTCGCTTGTCTATTCTTCGACAAAATAGACAAGCGAGCCGTAGGCGCTTTATTGATACGGAAGAGGCATGGAAAAAACAGCAGAAGTAATCCATATATGCGTATATTGCGGGCATAAAGTATATGCCTACTTTGACGAGCCGTTGTGGTGCTACTCACCTAAAGATGGAGCATACGCTCATACAGAGTGTGTGAGAGACTGCGAGGGCATAGATATATGAAGAAGCTCTCTGAGCAACAAATCTCAGAGATCAAGAAGCTTCATAGAGGTGGCTTAAATCAAACACAATTATCAAGTAACTTTGGGGTATCAAGAACAACCATAAGGAATTACATAAAGGGCTACTACGTTTATCAGACAAGAAAAGAGAAGCTGGCTTTCCTAACACAAAAAGAATGGACTGCTATAGCAAAAGACAAGCTAAACAAAATAAGCAAACGTTTAGATGCACCAGTTTATCACGATTGCATGAGGGATTTATAGGGGAAGTATGGAAAAGAAAAGAAAAATTGGCAGACCCTTAAAGTATAACGAACATATCCTAGAGCTGACAAAGGATTACCTAGAAAACCACGACCATAAATACGGAGATATAGTACCTACGGTAGCAGGGTTATCGCTTGTGCTAAAGGTAACTAAATCAACAGTTTATAAATGGGCTACGGAGGAAAAGTTCAAAGAGTTTTCGGATACGTTAGACGAAATTCAGTCTAAACAAGAGAAAACACTCATATCAGGGGGTTTAATGAAGGAGTTTGATTCTGCTATTTCACGACTGATGTTATCTAATCATGGGTATGTTCAGAAATCAGAAAGGGACATCACAACACAGGGCGAAAAGATACAACCACTAATGGTGCAATTTATAGATGGCGAAGATACAAATACCTAAAGAGTACAAGCGCCTGTTTGATACAGACTGGCGTGAAGCTGCTGTTTACGGGGGAAGGTACTCACTTAAATCTCATACTGTAGCGAGAGCTTTAATCATACGCGCTAGACAAAAGAAAACGAGAGTAGCTTGCTTCAGAGAGTTTCAAAACTCTATAGCGGAATCATCACACCAACTACTAGCAGACCTCATAGACAAGTACGAACTAACGGATTTCAAAGTAACGGACAACTCAATAATAAATACAATCAATGGCTCGGATTTCATATTCAAAGGATTACACCGCAACGACCAATCAATTAAATCAATAGAGGGTATAAACCTTGCCTGGATTGAGGAGGCGCAAACAGTAAGCGAGAAATCAATAGAGGTACTAACACCGACCATAAGGGAACCTGGCAGTCAGATTATATATACATACAACCGCCTAGAGGAGCTAGACCCCGTACACAAACGATTGGTTATAGACGGTAGACCAAACACCCTAATTATTAACTGTAATTACGATATAGCCGAGAAGTATGGATGGCTGCCGGAAGTTATCAAGAATGAAATAGAGGACGACAGAATCAATCGTCCAGCACTCTACAAACATAAATGGCTAGGTGAACCAAACACACAAGAGGGCAGAATCTACCAGGACTGGAGTTTAATAGATGAGATACCCCACGAAGCTAAACTGGAGAGATACGGCTTGGACTTCGGTTATTCTATCGATCCTACTGTTATTGTGGCACTTTACTCATTCAACGGTGGCTACATAGTGGAAGAGGTAACATACCAAAAGGGCTTGAGTAACAAATCTATTGCGGACATATTGCTTAACCGTGAACCAGCTCTTGTGGTAGCTGATAGTGCGGAACCAAAATCTATAGATGAGATATACGGCTACGGAGTAAACATTATAGGTGCAGTTAAGGGAAAGGACTCAGTAAGACAGGGAATACAGTTTGTACAAGACCAGCGCATATCACTAACCAGAAAAAGCATACGAACCTACACCTCATATTTGAATTATAAGTGGGCGGTAGACAAGGAGGGTAAAACCATTTCACCAAACAAACCAGATGATACAGTACACGAATGGAGTAACTCAATGGACGCAATCCGATACGGCTTAGATAGTTTCAGACCGAGACAACCAGGAAACATAGAGCTGGAGCAGCTATTCGATGGGGAGGGATTCTACACTTGAACAACCTATTTGACTTCATCGACCAAATGCACAAGAGTATCGAGTACGGTGCTGTACAGTTCACCGTAAAGAAACACGACAACATGGTTACATCAATAGACGCTAATAAAACATCTATGATAAAAACTAAGGATAATGTACAGGCACTAACAATGATAGGTTCCCTCATAAAAGCCATACAGCAACAGATAATAGCCGAAACAAAGGACATGGACCCTAACTACACCCCGCCAAACCTCACCTTTACGCTATTCTTTAGCAAGGACGGTCAAACCGATAGAGTACACGTAAACGACTTTAAACGTAAAACATTTAAGAGGTAAACAATGCAATTAACAGAACAAGATATACTGTTTTTAGAACAGGCACAACGAGTATCAAAAGAGAGTGGCAAGATTATAGTAACAACCAAATCACTACTGTCTACTGGACTACTAAAGTTGTTCGGAGTTAGCAAGAACGCACAGGGATTCTGGTGCTTTAATGTCTATGTAGTATTCGAGCCATCGTTTAAAGTGTCTGGCGCAGAAGAATGGCAACTACCAGAAAAACAGTAACCGTGTTATAATATAAGCAAATAGTCTATCCAAACCAACGGCGGCTATATCTCATAAGGATATTCCGTTGGCTAAAAAGAAACAAGAAACCAAGAACGAGCTGATAGAACAGCTATGTTCAGATATGGAGGCGGCGTGGAACTCCCTTAGACCGCTTCGAGACACCTGGACAGAAAAAGAACAAACCCTACTTGCTAAGAATACCGATTCATTCAGTGGTAAAGTAACCAGAGCAAGAGTAACAGACGCAGCATTATCTACATTTACATTTGAACGACAGGCAAGAGTGGCGGCACAGCTCCCATCCGGCAAAGTATACGCAACTGGAAGCAAGGACGATGGCAAGGCAAAACTCGCTAACATTGTTCTACAAAGATATATCATACCCAATGCCGGACAAGGGTACGATATGCTCACCCTACAGCGATTATGGGGTGTATATGCCTCTGTTTACGGCTCTATGCCTATGTTCTACGACTATATGGTATCCGCTGAATACATAGGTCCCTACGCTCAGTTAATTGATCCCAGAATGTTTATGCCACAACCAGGTCGAAACACCACCAAGGAGTGTGATTGGGTAATGGTGTCTACTCTGGTATCCATAGAATACCTAAGAAAGATAGCCGAAAAGAAAGAGACATCCTGGGATAAGAAAGCTATAAACAAGCTTATAGAGGACGCCAAAGATGGTATGCCTAGCAGAGTTAATGACTCAGAGAAGGACTCCAACACCGCAACCTCTCGCTACTCTAGGGGTGAATACGCAACCGGACAAATAGAGCTAGTTACTAAGTACGAAGCCGGTGAAGATGGACGCTGGATAACATTTGCACCAGACTTCAAAGACGCGGGTGTACTTCGAGATATACCTAACCCTCACAAATCAGGCAGAATACCCGTTGTTATGAGACATTGCTTCCCTCTAATGAACTCTATCTATGGCTTAGGAGACTTCGAGCGAGGCATGAAGATACAGAAAGCCAAAGACAGCTTCCTGGGCTTACGACTAGAGTTTGCTAAGAACCTGGTATTCCCGTCCATGAAGATAAACTTGCAGAATGTTACACCATCAACCGTTAAGCATGGTGCCGGTAACAAGATTCTAGTAACAGACATGAACAACTCTGTAGAATACTTCCAACCAGGACAATCAGCCAATAACGAGTTCCAGGCAACTTATGCAGTTCTAAACTCTATTCAGCAAAACCAATTCGGCACTACCACAACTGATGTCTCAAGCGAGAACTCAGCCAACCCATCAATGGGTAAGACACCCGAAGCACTCAAGATACAGAGCCAACGTGAGAACGCTAGGGATACTTGGGATAGGTTCATGCACGAACAAGCTGTACAAGAGCTGTATGAGGGCATGATAAATCTACTGTGCGTAAAGATGGAAAAGCCAATAAACTTCCAGGTCTTTGAAGAGGAAATACGGCAATTAGTTGGACAATACGGCGAGGAAACACTAGACGCTATAGCTGGTAATAAGGTTGGTAACATGACCGTCTCTAAGTCAGACATGTACTCCAAAAACGGCTTTAAGTACGTCATTGACGCTAATACCTCAATGAAAAAGGATGATGAAGAACAAACTCAGGCGTTGATGATGAGCTTCCAACTACTAGCCAATCCAGCCATTATGCAACAGTTAGCACAGTCTGGTTATACCTACGACCTAGCAGAACATGTAAAGCAGATAATGATTGCTTCGGGTATCAACGATTGGGACAGAATCCTACAAGAGGGCAACCAGAACCAGAACGGCGATATGACTGTACAAGAACAAGCTATGGCTGAAGAGGAAGCTGCCATGATTCAACAAGAAACCGAAGCTATGAAACAGCAGGCACTAGCTCAGTTCCAAGACCCTGAAATACAAGCTATAGCTCAACAGATGTTAGGTGGACAACCACAGCCACAACCTATGCAGGGAGGAATGATGTAATGGCTAATGATACATATTCTCCACGACCGATAGCTCCGCAGATTGACTTTATGCCCGAAGAGGAAACACTAGAGGGCTTCTTAGAAAAGGATCAACGAGTAGCCAAGAGTTACTTTCACCCACAGTGGGATGGCGTACAGGACTTATTTGAGGAGAAAATCGAGGCACTAAGAGTGGGATGTACCGATTCTCAATTGAATGCAGAGGAATACAAGATAGAGGATTTAGTCAACAAACGTGTAGCAGTACACCTAAAGGATATTTTAATACAGGTACAAAATGCAGTCACAGCCACCGAAAAGCGAAGAAAAGGAGAGTAGGGAGCTTAACCTAGATGAGTTACCAAGAGTTGAACTTACCGGTCATCAATGGATACAACGAGGCGCACAAATCATCTGTAATTCCTGTCCCTTCACCCATGCCAGCTACATTCCACCAGGTTATCAGCTATACGGTACAGACAAAGGAGGATTGCCGATTATAAAGAAATTAGAGTTCTGAGCAGGAAACACCTGCCTAGCACTTTAAGCTAGCGTGACGACATGAACGATACGCGGTCAGATTAAAAGGAGGACACAGTGGACGAAAACACTGTACCGGCGGAAAAC